GTGATAGATAGAGATGCTACAGGATCAAGAAATATTTTTATCAAGAATAGTAGGTTACGCTGTCCTTAAGTTTAGATTTTTCTAGATTTAAAAAAGCGGAAACAGTGTTTGCAACAAGACAAGACAAGATCTTGCTTTTTACAAAGATGCTAATTTTGTATATTTAATACTCAATGTACCACTTATATACGGATCTATGGGAGTTTGTGAAAAGATAAATTTCATCGTATTAAATTCTCATTTTCAAACTGTTCCATTTTTTGATATTTCTCAGTTTTCACCAGAAACAATTGAACAATAAACTCGGTTGCTTAGTTTAATCTCATGATATGACGACAAAGAGTCTTTTGTTGATTTGGATGATCTTTACGAAAAATGAACGAATAAATATAGAAACAACACATAATAAATGTGTCGTTTTTGTAAAGAAATATATATTGTTATAATAAATAATAATGTCTAGTAAATGTCAATGGCATTCGTCAACAAAAGTAGGTTCTGATCAAAAAAAGACGCTTTCTGAACAAAGAAACATTGTAAAATCGCTTATTGAACTTTTAGAAAATGAGAAGAATGTTCTTGAACAATTAGAACTAAACGAGAATCCTGAAGAAGCAGAAATAGCAGATGCCCTAGTTGATGAGTTATTATGTCCAATATCATATGCTTTTATGATAGATCCAGTTGTTCTTACATCAGGAAAAACATATGATAGAAATGTAATTAATTCTGAATTTGAAAGACAAAAAGAACAACACCCTGAAGAAATTGTAAAATGTCCATTTACATCAATAAAACAAAATACAAATGTTCTTACTCCAAATATGCAAATGAGATCAATAACATCTAAATTTGTAGAAAAATACAAAGATATTAAACATAAAGGTCCTAGTTGGACTGAAATAAAAAGATTGTGTTCCGATTATCTTGAGGAACAAGAGCCAGAAAAAATGCAAGAACGACAACGTGCAGATGAACAAAGAGTTGAGCAGAAAAAGGCTGAAGAAAAAGAATTAGAAAAACAGAAATTATACTTTAAACAAATAGCCGAATATGGTTTTGAATTTGAAGAGTTTTCTTTAGTATATGGTGAATTCTTTCGATTTTATCAAAAAACGCGAAAAAAATTATATACTGGTTATGCAAATAAAAATAAACTTCAAAGAGAACATCACATGAATATGGAGGTATTGAAAAAATGGGATCCGTATAATACAAAATTATTAGGTAGTAAACAGATATCAGGATGTTTATCAATATTTATGGAATATTATCTTAGAAAACGTGGAAATCCAGAAAAAGATTAAAAAATATTATTTAGAATAAATATAGTAAGAGTAATTATAAAATGGATACTTATAACTTATGGAAAAAACAAGTAAGTGAAAAAAACGGCAAAGTATATTTTGTTAATACAATAACAAGTGAAATTTTTGAAACGAGTATATACGAAACAGATTCATATATAAAAATTCAAACGATTGATGGACAAGTGCAAATTCCAGAAGATGCCCGCTACTAGATTCATACAAAATTATATGAATCTAGTAGCGGTTTATCATCATGATGGAATGTCACCATCTACATTTTACCAAGAAACTTATGGTGTTCCATTGGATGTTTCAAAAGATAGTAATAATATTTCTTTAAAAAAATCAACATTTACTGTTAATTTGAAGACTATTTTACTTGTTATTGCGGTCATAATATTCTTTGTTATAATAATAATACTATTTTTACACTTCAAAAACCTAAATATAGTTAAAAATTAAATTTATTTTTATAATCATTTAAATATATAATATCAAATATTTACAAAATGCAATGTCAACACTGTAATGAAACTCTGTCTACTCTTGGAAACCTGAAAAGACACCAAGAAACTTCGAAAAAATGCCTAACACTAAGAGGTTTGCCTCCTAAGCCTCCTAAGAAAAGGAAAAGAAAGCTATGTTCTGTGCCTAAATGTGGAAAACAAGCTCAAGGTGGAACAGACATGTGTGTAAAACATGGTGGTGGTAAAAGATGTTCCGAACTTGGTTGTGGAAGCAGTGCTGTAGGTGGAACAGACAAGTGTATAACACATGGTGGTGGTAAAAGATGTTCTGAACTTGGTTGTGGAAGCAGTGCTGTAGGTGGAACAGACAAGTGTATAACACATGGTGGTGGTAAAAGATGTTCCGAACTTGGTTGTGGAAGCAGTGCTGTAGGTGGAACAGACAAGTGTAAAACACATGGTGGTGGTAAAAGATGTTCTGAACTTGGTTGTGGAAGCAGTGCTCAAGGTGGAACAGACAAGTGTATAACACATGGTGGTGGTAAAAGATGTTCTGAACTTGGATGTAGAAGCAGTGCTAGATCTGGATCAGACAAGTGTATAACACATGGTGGTGGTAAAAAATGTTCCGAACTTGGTTGAGGAAGCAGTGCTGTAGGTGGAACAGACAAGTGTAAGATATGATGATCTTTACATGATACATAGCGGAAAGTGGATATTTATTCGTTTCAATCCAGATAGAACACTTACTGACAAGACGGATATAGAAGATCGTATTACTCAGTTATTAGAAGAAATGGAGAATCAGATTGAACGTATCAAGAATGAAGAGTTGGTTGAAATAATAAAGATGTTTTATTGAAATTTTCAAATCAATTTGAAAATTATACTTTTATACTATAATTAAGATGAACATCTGCAGCATTTGTTATGACAATGAAATATCTATATCATTGACATGTCCATATTGTAAATTTGAATCATGTATCACATGTATTCGGAGATTCATTGAACATCTTCCAAGAGAACCATCATGTATGAATTGTACGAAGATATGGTCAATTGCACGTGCTTCTTTTCAATATGAATCTCTTGATCCATCATTGATACCATTAGATCATTATGATGAGCTTAATGATCCACCATTGTTAAAATTTCAAATAAGCAATCGTTCTACTATAATACTGTCACAGGAGTTAGTCAGTGGGATTGCACAGGGCCAGATAAAGTTATGGAGGAACTAAAAAGATTGTGGAATATTCTTAAAACAAGCACAAATGAACATGGCAAAAATTATCTTTCAGTTCTTGAAACCAGAGGAAATCGTTATGAAATCGCTATTATTAGGAACTAAAATCTTTGTGGAAAAATCTAGATGAAGATGAAAAATTAAAATGGTGTTTAGATGAGATGGTGAACGTTGGCATCTCGATCGATGTTATCAATTGATAGTAAATTGCCTCAACTTGTATTAATCATAATCTTTTGAAATTATGATTAATGATATAATATATGAAAAGTCATCTTCATTTTAGAACAAATCATTTATGTGATAGTCCTCTTGATCCACAAGAAAAAACTTGTTCAGTGTTTTGAAAACAACACCTTGTTGGTGTTGTTGTCGTAGTTAAATTCATGTTTTTATTGCTTTACTCTTGCGTCTACTTGTTCTCGATTGTACTTGACGAGAGCCAACGTGCGCCTACATCTTTTTCATGTCCAGAGACGAAGGCTTGTTACATGAACAATTTCTCATTCAAGTTCCTAACCTGGATGAGAAGTATCTGTGCATATTCTTGAAACAAGAGGTTAATAAATTTTGTAGCGAGCCTTTACTGCGATAGACTTGCGCTTTTTCTTTTCGTCCGCATTCTTGATCTTTAAGAAATTGTCGTTCCACATCTCTTCCAACTTTTTCATGATTTCTGTTTCGTCTTCTCCGACGAGACGTGTAGCAACTTTACGCTTCTCGTTACAAAAACGAAGGTAAGCTGAATTGTAGAGCTTTGACGAGCTGACATTTTGCGTCTTTTTTCTTCTGTTTTGTTTGCATTTCACGACATCAAAGTTCTCCATATTATCTTCCTCTTCTAATATTTTCAAGTCTTCTTGAAAGATTACCAGAGAATTGAAGTAATTCTCACTATTGACAACTGATTTCATGATATACTTTTTTCTAACAAGTTTTTCTAAAAATTCAATTTATTTTAACGATATGCTAGCTCGGAGTTCAACATTTACTCAGAACAATGCCAGAAAATGAGAAAGTTACATCACATTAAAATTTAGAAAATAAGTATTAATCATAATCTTTTGAATTATGATTAAGAATAGAATTTAGCAAAATTGTTATTATGCCAAGTATTTGTTAGTCTATTATTAGGTTAAGAATATTTGGAGTGTTATAAGATATAATGTGTGTTCCGTTTTGCGGAACTGGAGTTGTATAATTTGTGTAATACTTAGTGATAATATTCAAAAACCAATTCTTCTAATCGAGTGAATGAACACTCTGATTTTGTTGCAGCTTCAACAACTTTATTTTTCTCTTCTGAAGAGAGTATAGTTGGGTATAATTCATCTATATATTTGCAAAGTTCTTGTACAGTACGGTTCTTCTGTAGACGCTCTTGACTGTTCATTTATGTTTTTAATTAGGAAATTATTGTAAAAATCAATTTATATTGGTTGATTACGCATGTTGGTGCGCATTAATTTAATCATTACTACGTTTATACGTTCAAAAAATTGTATACAATTTTTTTGGATCATCTGTATAAAGATAAGTCAAATTTTTAGTAAATGTTTACAGTAGATGATAAAATTTATATTAGAATTGATAATTATTGGTTTGATTTAACTAATTATAAAGATCATCCAGGTGGAATATTAAAAAAATATCATTTAAAAGATGCTACTATCGATTTTAATTTAATAAGAGGACATTCTGATGAATTTACCGAAGGAAAACTTGTAGAACTTGAAATTAAAGATGTATTATTACTTGAATATTTAAATTTAATATTCAAAGATTAAAAAGCGTATTGCATTCTTGAACTTTATCAATTCTTAGTGCGTGCAAGAAGCTACATGATCTATACTTTGCACCTAATATAGTTGGTATGAAACGACACCATGTTGGTGTCGTTGTCGTAAAGTTAATTTAATCATTATTCTGTTTACTCATACACAAAAACGTTCGTAATGTGATTATCAAACGTTGTCACAACCCATTCGCGTGTAGAATCACTCCTGAAAGGGTGCTCTGCAATCCTCTTTTTTAGGATCGACTCAATTTGTAGCTCATGAAGGACAAAGGCCGCGTTTTCATCATCGGTAAATTTGCACTCGTCCAAGTGAGTGCCGATCTCGTGTGTACGAAACTCAGTACTTGGTTGGATTCCAATAAAGGAAGGTTGCAGCCATTCCAAAAGACCGTCACTACATTGGACAACTACCAAATTATCAGATGGTGCAAAATCCCACTCATAAATTCGAGGTACAGTGTTAACAACACCCTTGTAATAATCACGGCAGTAATCGCCAAAGCTCGAATGGAGCATCATCTGAGACCTCTTATTCCTAAAGACACCGGTAGCTTTACCACCGACTTGTAATTCAAAAACAACCGACTCTGCGGTGGCGTTTAGCTCGCCGTTTTTCTTGTGAATTTCGATCATTCGTTCAATTTCTTCCGTGTCTGCGCAATCTTGATCCTTTGACTTGCACAATAACTTGTAATTCCCGTTATCATCCTTGCGATAAAGCATAGTTGGGCTGTCTCCAAGACTTGCCACAAAGACCTTTTCGTTTTCCGGATCGAACACTGTTACATTGCATGTTGCACCGCTGTTTCCTAGTAGATTCTCCATTGTCAATATCTCAGTCGCTATCATTTCAAACAATCGAAGCAAGGCAGTCTTTACACAACCTAACGACTCAGAGATCGCTACACCAAACAGACGTTGTATTAAGCTCGTAACAGTAAAAGACGTCTCATATCCAGCATGACCATCACACACACTTGATACTCCTAGCTTTCGCTCTCCGTACGTTACCGTAAAGCAAGTGCCAGTGTCTTCTGTATATTCGTAAGTGTGATCGCCAAAATCAACACGTGGCTTGTAGTGAGTATATCCTTGGCGCTTGTCGCTAAACCCTTTAATATTCTCTGCAAGTGTAAAGGACTGCATGTTACTACATTTATTCTAAGATGTTGTTCTATAATTTCAATTTTATTAAAGTTGCAAATATAGCGAATGAACGAGAGATATTGTTACATTTCTGGATTATCAATTACAGAACATTCCAAATCTAGTTGTCTTGCGCAATTTTTTCCTGTAAGTTGTGCTAATGTTCTGTTGAATAAACAAGGTTTCGTTTCTAGATCTTTAATAGAAGTCATATTATTAATGATTTCTTTTAAAGCGGTTGGGTTTTTTACAGACTCCTCTGCTGCAAAAGCTCCTGCTTTCCTCTTTAGAGGAGAATGAACTCTTTTTATCAAATGAACATTCTTATAATCAACAATGTGATCACCAATAGATGATTTGTGATGAAATATACCTCGTTCTGTGTCAGTACAAACTATTTGAGGTTTTCCTTCAGAATCGGTAGCAATGTATTTATGTACAAGATGAGCTGCTCCTTTTTGACCTTCATAAAAATCATTTTTTGTATACTTTTCATCTATTATACTTTCTACGCGAGCTTGAGATAAATCAAGAGGAGTAAGGTTTGAAAACATCAAATTGTTCTGAATATTTTTCTGATAAGTAGGTTTTTTGGCTATTTCTTCAATAGTAGCTTGAGCACGTTCAGCAGATTCTTTGTATATTGATCCAATTGCTTCAGCTTTCTCAACTTTCATTCTATTGATTTCTTCATTTTTTTCAGCCTTTAATTTTGCGATTTCTTCAGTAAGATATTGATTTTTTTTCTTACATGTTAAATCGTGTTTAACCGAATTACTTGCAGATGAACGTTTACCACAAAATTGACAAGTAACTAAGGATGATATAATTTCTTCAGAATTTTGAGATTCTTGTATCTTGAGACAATATTTAGCTTGTGTCTGATGAATATTTAACAGATATTTTGTTTTAAACTGATTACCGCAAAACTTACAAGTTAAATCTGTTTCTTTTTTCTTCTCTTCCTCGTATTTTTGTTTATTAAGTTCTTCTTGTATTTTAAGACAATACTTCGTTTTTTTTTGATGTTGTTTTAACATTTTAGTATCTCCAAACATGTTATAACAAAATTGACATTGTTCCATGTTTATTATCTTCATTCTTTTTTTTAAATTAAGAATGAAAAACTTATTCTTTGTATAGATAAAATATTACAATTTACTGTTAAAATCAAAAATTACTAAAAAATACTAAAAATAATAAAAATCATTCCAATTCTCTGATAAAAGTCACTTTTTGTAAAAAAATTGAAATGTGTGTGTGTGGAAAAGAAATCCATTTGGAAAAGTAGTATTTTTATACTTTTTTTCTTCCGAACGCCAAAATCATTTTTGCAAGAAAAAAAGTTTTTTACATAAAACTTTCATATTATTTAATCAGGCGACTGAAAACAAAATCATTTTTGCGCGAAAATGAAAAGTTCGGCGGCGGATGATGCAAAAACTTTTTTCTTTGTTTTCTAAATAATTTCAAAAATTTGTAAAAAATTTCCTTTGGATTATCTTTTTATTCTACTCCTCAGTTGTTGTAAATTTATAAAACTGAAACTTATAAGAGAGATTAGCACTCAAATTTTATCTTAATTTCAAAAGAAATTAAGGTATACGCAAATTACTTTGTTCTCACTTGATAAAAAAAGAAAAATAAAAATGAATTTTGTTACTTGTTAAAACATTGTAATTAAAATGATATGGAACATGGTAAACACAACTATTTTTTATATTGTAAAGATGATTTTTCCAGAAGAAATTCAAGATGAATGCCCACTTTATTGGGGTCTTGGAACTGATTAAATTGTATTACAACTATTGCATAATTTTATGAGATTTTTGAAATAAATCGCAATCAATTTCTTACAAAAGAAATTGATTTTACACTAAAGAACAACAGTTCCTAGCCTTGTGACTTGTTGTGTAACTCTTAAACAGCTTATGATATATCCTAATAAATTTCAAGAACAAGATTATACAATAAGTTTTAGAGGTATTTCGGTACCAGGTATTGCAAATTATATTCCAATTCGTAACGGCGAATTGTTTTTTCGTAATCAACCAGAAAAAACACGCGTTCAAGAAGCAAATAAAAGACTATATAATAGTGAACATTATTCCATACCAATTTATAAAACCATATAAAATCTAAATATTACTTTTTTTAAAAATAATTTAACAAGTACAATCGAGAACAAATCGACGCAAGAACTATTCAAATACCCTTCTATCTCGACATCCCTTCGGTTCTAACCCACCTTCCTCAGGCTTCTTTCCGTCCAAGGCAGTGAATGCAAGAGTGGAAGTATTTGCAAAAACAACACCAACACAGTGTTGTTTTTCAAACATAAAATTCGATTAAAAATGTATAAATTGATTTTTAGAAAAACTTTGTAGAAGAAGATCATAAATGATGAATGGAACATCAAACGTTGGTATGACTAAGCTCGCATATGAGAAGATCAACGATATGTATTCTAAGGCCAAGTATTTGGACATCGAGTGTGTAATGGATACAGAGTCCGGATATATTAACGCTACCAAGTTTTGCTCGGTTGCGAGTGGCGGGAAAAAGATGATTGAAGATTATCTTAGATCAAATAGGTACAAGGATCTGATTGCAGAATACACAGAAGGATGTTCGGATCAGATAGCCAAACTTTCTTTCGAAGTAATAACTGATGTCAATGAGTTGTGCGGGATATATATTAACCCAGATCTTCTTTTTGACTTGGCTTGTTGGGCGTCTGCTACCTCATACAAGAAAGCAAGTGTCATAGTAATGAATGCATTGGTTAGTGACAAGAATGATGAGGATGTAGAGAACAAGGTCACGAACCAAGGACATTGTTTGTCAACACCAGATTTAACAAAATATGAACAGAGTGAACTAGAAAGTAAAGTATTCTATCTTGTTAATAACAGCGCTTGTGCGTACTGCACCCACTCATGCACGCGTAACATGCATGAAGAGCGATTTAATGCCATTCAGACGCTTTTCTTGAAACGTCTGTCTTTGCATAAAGATAAACGCTCGTTTTTTGAAATAATCAACGAAAAGTATAGTGAGAATCAAAATGCAGAAAAAGCACGTGTAGACCGAGTTGCCGAACTCGATGCGCTTAGATGTGCCGATCAATCCAGTACGTACAGATATTGATTCAAAACGCAGCAACAGGATAAAGAAATAAATTTATCACACAAAACAACACCTTGTTGGTGTTGTTTTTCTTACAAGCAAGTTAATTTTAGGACTTATTGGTGGTTTAATAAAGCAGAACAATCATATTGTAAATTAAAATTATGTTCATGAAGATTTATATTATAATATATCGCAAATTCGCTAACAGCAGATGATGAATGTATTAAAAAATCACATTTTGATAAACATAAACAATCAATCAATACATCTTCGCCTTTTTTATAATTATTACCTAGGTCACAGTATAGAATGTTTGAACTATTTCTAGCAATATCATCAATATAGATAATTTTTTCTTTATATTTTTCTTTTACAATAAATAAATAACTAGGATCATCTGTTGCTAAAAATATGATTGAATTATTATGTTTATTTAATAAATAATCAATATATTTATAATATTCTGATGGCAAGACTTTTCTACCTCCAATATTTTTATCTTTATCAGTACCTCTAAGATGTATTCCAATTACATAATTATACAAAGATAAATTTTTTTTCCAAAATAACTCTACTTTTTCTGTAATATGGTCATTTATTTTTAGATAAGTTGTTATAATTTCATTAGCAATTTTTCTGTTTTTTAGATAAAAATCATTAATGATATGGTTATATGGTTTATCGTAATATTCTTTATAATCTTTGTATTTACCTCTTCCATATGGATATGTTTGTACACCAAAATGATGATGTATATCATCATATTCATAATCAGCTAGTGATTTATATAAAAAAGAAATATTTTTTTGTTTATCATCATACATTTCAAAATAATTACTCCACATCTTATTATGATCGTCTTTGTATCTATTTAAAGATGTATCAAAATTAATTACAGGTAATTTAAAATATATATCACTGTGCTGTTTACAATATAAAATACTATTTATAAAAAAAAGAGGATATACCATAAATCCAGCATTAGATTGCCAGGAAGTTGGCAATCTACATATTAAAATAGATTTATATATATTTTTACTTTTATAAAATTCATCTATCGTTAATCCAGATTGTTCATAATCATTTTTATAATAAGTTGATTTATTATAATCATCATGACAATTTATATCCTGTACCGAATACATTATATGAGGTAGATTGTTGAAAAACGTTAGATTATTTTCTTGAAAATGAAATTTTAATAATTGTTCTAAATCCCAATCATTATTATTTTGCATTTTCATAAAATAATCATTTGATCGAAGAACAAAATGGTTCAATATATTCAAATATGGTTCAATATTATGTTTTGATAGGACAACGTGTTTATCATTATCAGGCGCAAGACTCCATATACAATTTTCATTCATATATTCTACTTTTGGATGTGGTAATTGATACATAAAATCACTTTTTGTAATAATAAATCGTTCATAATTATTTATTATATCATTATCATTAAGATTTTTTAATAAAAACCATTTAAAAAAGATTAATAATGTGTCAGAAACAAAATTATTATCTTTAATTCCTGCTAAACACGGATGTTTTAGTTTTAAAAATTCACGCCAGTATAAAGGCTTTTTATATGTAGTCACATTTTCTTGACTAATTAAATTATTTTCAGTTTTTTTAATACCATATACTTTATTTTTCCATAAATTATCTGCAAAATTATCTGTATGAATAACTATTTCATCATCATTAAAATCTTCAATATTTGATATATTTTTAAAATCACCATAATAAGTAATATTATCAGTTAATTGATTAGGGTTTTCTAATTTCCCATATAAAGCATTTATATTGTCTAACTTTTCATATTTGGGTCTATTTCTAGAGATTACATTATATGCATATTCAAAGGCATCTTCAACATATTCTGGTTGAACATATAAAAATTTAAATTTTGCTAAATTATAAAAAGGATTATTAACATTATAATCAGATTTAATTCCAAAGCATAAACATAAATCAGCATTTAACTCATCTATAACATTTTTTTTAAAATTATTAAATGTTAATTCATCTGCTTTACTTTCAGATAATATAATAACAAGTGTTTTAGACATTATATTATTAAGATTTTATCTTTTAAGTCAAATAAAACGTGACACCCACAACGTATCGTTTTGCAAAATCTATTTTGTTTGTAATTAAACTTTATCTTAATTTCAAAAGAAATTAAGGTATTAAATACTCTTGGATGGGGTCGAACCATCATTCTCTCGATTAGAAGTCGAGCGCCTTATCCATTGGGCCACAAGAGCAAATACTATTAAATATTTGCTCTAAATAAACTTTATAATTATAATAAACATATGTTTAAATCTTAATTATAAAATTGAAATAAATATATTATTTATAATAATATATAAAATATGAACAATGAAGAAGTTGAAGTATTTAGACTTACACCTAAAGCTATCGAAGATAAAAGTTATTTTTACGCGGAAGCAACACGTAAAACAGGAACATATCAATCTGGTATGAAATATTATACAACTAATAAGCTTAAATACGTAGGTAAATTTATTAGAGATTATAGAACTAATACTGGAGATGGTGGATATTTTTGGGCAATTTTTAAAGATGGTGATGTTGAGAATAGAGTAGATTATAGTTATGAAGGTAATACGTGTTTTATAGAAGTTGATAGTGCTTAAACGCCAAAGTTATAATATTTCTTTATATAAAGAAATATTTGGTCTGAACGAAGAATCAGAAGTTTGATAAACAACACCAAAAAATGGTGTTGTTTATAAGATTTACTTAGTCTACATGTCTACTGTAGACGCACTACTTAATACACTATCTGAACGTTCAAGAATACCCGTGTTTATTTCAGAAACAGTATTTTGATCAAAATTGTACACGTATGTATAATTGTAAGTGTAGGTATTCTGCTCATAGCAGAAAGACAACATGTTATTCTCTTGAAATACACCTCGATTCATTTACTGATATTTACTTACATAGTTATTATAAAAAATCAATTTAAATCTATTCAAATCTTTTACATTAGTTAATTCATACACATGTGTATGAATTAAAATAAGTGTTTTACAAAAGTCTCCTAAAAAAGTGTCTTACAAAAGTGTCTTCATATTGAATTTCAGATCATCTCGCATCTTTTGTAAAATAGTAACAAAGTAGGTGTCGTTGATCACCACTTGTCTTTCTCATCATCGATCGAGTCGTATTCGGCATCCGAATGTTGTTCTTCCCACTCCACCAAGAAGTCGGGATTGTACTCGCGGTCATAGTCGTCGTCTAGGTCGTAGTAGTCCCACGAGTCGTCTTCCAACTTGTCTGTGTCGCACTTGACAACGTCGTCCATTTCTTTGTTTGTGATGTTTTCTGGAAAAAATCTCCAAAATGGACGAATGCTGGGTTGAGGCTCTCGTCTCTTGGCGAGCTCGACACATGTCTGGTTAAAGACAGTTAAATGATTTGATATAAACTTGTCGTATACTACTTCCGGAACAAGGTCAAGCCAAGTTTTTGGCTCTTCCGGAAGTTGATCAGCGTTGACAAAGTGAGCGATCGTAAATGACTTCATTGTTTCTGCTTTTCTCTCTGGGAGTTTATCTAAAAAATCAACTTTATTTAGAAACGACACCTTGTTGGTGTCGTTGTCGTTGAGTCGCAATGTTTTGTTTCTTATGCACTATTCCACATGTTGTGAGCCGACTTGAGGGTGCTTTTTAACATAATAACCAGAAGATGATACAGCTATTATTATTATACCCAAAAATAATAAAAATAATTTATTAAGAATTGATCCTCTATTATCTATTTTGCCTCTAATATTAGGTATTTTATTAAAAAGTCACTTTTTAGCAGTTTCCACTACATTCAAATTTTTGCTTAACACATTTTGAATTTGAGGAGAAACTTGATTAAATACTGTTGCTAGGTTTGTCTGAACATCAGGAGTTGGTTCAGTTGGTTCAGAAGGAGTCGGAGTTGGTTCAGTTGGTTCAGAAGGAGTCGGAGTTGGTTCAGGAGTTGGAGTTTGGTCAAGAGTTGGTTCAGGAGGCTGAGTTAGAGTTGGAGTTGGAGTTGGAGACGAAATATTAAGACTTGGTGTAGTTGGTTTAGTAGTTGGTTTAGGAGTTGTTTTTAGGAGGAGGTTGATTAAATCTTTTAAAAGGACTTTGCTTTTTTGTTATTTTTAGCTTTGATGATGATGCCATTTATAATCATATAATATAATTATTAATTTAAAACAGTTTGCCTTTTCATAAAAATTTAATTTACATGTTAGATTATCTTTAACAAAGTTATAATCACTCGGTTGACCTATTGCCTCCAAACACAAATACTTCACTTAATCTAAATGTATAAAAGAAAATTTTGGTTCTGATTCAGTTGTGGACAATCCATATTGAGTTAAGTGATAATCTATTACTTTTTTATATGTATCATAATATATCCAAATCATTATAGATTAATTCGTCGCATCTAAAATGACCACAACCTAAATGAACAATAGTTTTAATATTAGTTATAAATCCTTTCAAAAAAAGAATATAACTATATTGTATTTTACACCAGTCCCTTCTCCGCTATTACCATTATAATGTGTACTAATAGTCTGAGCAGCTTTTTTATTGTCATAATTATATGTAAAAATTTGTTCCATATTAATATTTAATAAAAAAACGAACAAGGTAGTTCTTAAATTAAATTTACACGCTTTACTTTTGTAAAATAGTAATATAAATTCCATTCCACCATGTAGCTCTTGCTTCTGGTTGTGGCGTGTGTGAATTATCCCAAGTTAATCTAACTTCTTTTTCGTATAATACTTTTAACTTTAACTTTTGAATAGCATCATATGTGCCATTTCTAACATATTCATCGTTCCAATCATCAACTATAAAAATAAATATGTCATCTAAACAATCATAATAATGTGATAATGCTTTATAATGACTATCTTCCGTATGATTCCCATCATACATATAAATATTAAATTTTGGTAATAAAGACACATCTATCTTATAGCAATCGTTCTCAATAAAAGTTGCATCATTATCACCCTT